CCGGCCACCGCTATAATTATGTTAAACAACAACTGATATTCCATTACTCTACCGCTACGCTAGTAATTGCCATAACCACCACAAAGATGACTGTAAATGTACCTAATATTGCAGCTATGTCGATCATCGCTGCGCGGGACTGTGCTTTCTGTTTGGCCTCGGCAATACGCATATTCCGTATCCTAGCCCGCTCTTTAATCATGTCATGCCAGAGATTGGCGTTGCCCGTCCAGTAGAACAGGTCTTTAAGTTCTTTCTCTAGCTGCTCTGCTTTCTTCTTCTGAAGCGTGATCTCCAGAGCCTGACTCTCAACAGACTTGCCACCAAACAGCTTTTCTATCTTGCTGGGGTTGGTGGCTTTTTGCTCTAGTACACTGACCTCTTCACGGGCATCCCAGAACTTACTCAAAGCTCTGGTCATGTCACCCAGCTCCCGACCTTCAGTCACCGCCGTCTTCATGAAGCGGTAGGCAGAGGCACACACTTGCACTGCTGCGATGATCTCTGCGGCCATTAGTAGATTTTCACCCCGTCTTGAGTCGGGTCTACTAATATTGGCTTGCAGTACGCTGTGATCCCTACAGAGGTACTGGGTGAACCTCTCTGTCTTAGTTTTGCGGCAAACTCGTTGCAGGTGTCGATACTACGGAAGCACATAGCCTCACGACAGTCATCGTTAGCTACCTCGACTCCACCTATAGTCATAATTAAAACAAAGACGTGTACCACAGCTCATACTCTCAAAAACCTTAGCTTTAAACATCAAACTTAAACGGACACTTATTTTGTTTTAGCGCATTTCTTTTAAAGTAATAATGTCGTTTAAACGACATAGCAACATTTGCTTGCTGTATATTTCTAAATTCTTCGTCGCTAACTAAATGATTTTTTAACACCATTTTTCTTTCTGTAATAGGTACAAAATGATATATCGGCGTGTTTACTTTTAATAAAAAATTTTGTTGTTCTTTTTGCCTCTTTACATACATGTTTACATTAGTAGCAGCGTTTACTTTAAAGTCCATTACGCCAGACAAAACATGTGAAAAATTTAACTTGTCAAAGTGCCATTCGGGTTGCAAAGCTATAAAGTCTACTTCCTCATCGCAACGTATTACCCAAGGACTAATCAATTTTAAATGTTGATATTCGCTATCTAAAATTGCTTTGTTTGAACTGTTTTCATCGTGTATGTCTATTTCTGAACTACAATCTGAATATTGGTACCTGTACTGGGTAGTTCCTTCTGGCCCTATTTCTAAAAACAAATCGCTCCAAAGAGGTAAAACAAAACCTTTAGAAAAATATTTTAAAAATGCAACACACTCTTTTAAGTTTCTTACGTTTTCTTTACTAGACGGCCCTTTGTACTGTGGAGTAGGTAAGGCTTTGAACCAATCTGGTATTGCTTTGTTAGCTAAAATGATAGGGCAATAATTATAGACTTCTGACTTATTTGTGTAGCAATTAACAATTAATTTTTTGTTTCTTTTTAAAAAACCCATAAAATCTACTTAATAACCACTGTATCTGTGTCATCAAAAAATAACATCTCGCCCTCACAAACCATGTTCCAATCCGGCCCTTCTTGCTCACTTCTCGAAGGCACTTCAATAATCACATGTCTTGCTAACCACTCTGTGTTTCCTTGAAACACGCGCCAAACATGTTCTACTGTGCCTCTGCCCGGTTGCCCTCTTGACTTATTGAAACGTATTCTATATTTCATTCGGGCTTGTTAGGCCATTCCATATTTGGGAACTCAGCATGAGAACGTATTTCTCGTAATTGTCTTCTATATTCAATCCAAGCTATTCGGTCTGCATTATCCATAGGAACATCAGAAAGAACTGCCCAGTCAGATTCAGCTAAAAGTTTCTTTGCTTTCTCCCAAGCAATCCATCCGGCTGTAGATTGTACCGCTTCAGTACCTTCGCCAGCAGGGAACCATCCTTGATTAGCGTATTCTTCTCCTAACCAAGATAAATCAGATAACTGATCTACTATATTGCTCATCCCAAAGATCGGCCCCCAGTTTTCTGGTAAAGGCTGCGGATCATTTAGGGCCTCATTTGTTTGCGTGTTTTTTAATTGCCATAACTGTGTCATCTGAATGACTCCTGTCTTTATCTATTTTTAAACCGGGTTGATCTTCAGGTTTTGGTAAGCTGCAATCTTGTTTAAAAGGTACCGCCATTGGTGCATGTGAAGAATTGTTTTCTATTCTTTCATTCCATTTTCTCCAACTAGCAAAATCTTCTCTTGGCTGTAGGTTAATATGGCACCCTATTGCAGCAGCTAGTTGGTGGATAATTTCAGTAGCCTCTACAGGTTGTAAAGGCAACCAAGCACAATGTCCATTATTTAAACGTATGTTGATCTCTACTACTCCACCAAAAGCAGTACCAATTCCTAGGCTTCTGCCACGGTACAAATCACCTTCTCTGGAGGCGTCTATTATCTCTTCTTCAATTTTTTTAAATTTTTCAGATGGATTATGTTTAGCCATTATGTTGCATTCCAACTAATTACTACCTGACCTCCAGAACCTACTGTTACAGGATAGCTTCCGCCCGGACTTACTGGTTGGCAGTTATACGTCGCGGGAGAACCGGAGCTACCGGGGTTCCCCGGATTACCTGCGCCCGGCCCCGATGGATAAGCGCCGCCGCCTCCACCACCGCCTCCACCACTATTACATGTAGTAAAGCCAAAACCGGGGCCGCCATTACCCGCAGTAGGTGCGCCATTTCCTCCAATACCACTTGAAGCACCGGGATTACCGGGATTACCCCCAAGGTAACCACCACCGCCTCCACCACCGACAATGTTTACGTACGGAGGCCCAGCCCAAGTTTGCTGGTAATAACCACCGCCTCCGGCCCCACCCCCTTGTCCTCCAGTTTCTGCGACTCCTCCGTTCCCCGCATTACCTGCACTACCGCCCGGAAATGTTAAACAAATAGCCGTAGAAGGATTACCTGCACTACCCGCACTGCCGGGGTTGCCGAAGGGAGATGGAGTGCCGGAAGTACCGGGGCTGCCTGATCCTCCTCCGGGCGCCCCTACGGGCGAAGGATTACCTGCATTCCCCGGATAAAATTGTGAAGAATTACCACAAGGGCCACCGGGGCCACAGGGGCAAGCAATAAACTGAAACAGACCTCCGCCGCCTCCGCCGCCTCCGCCCCTACCAAGAGGCCCCCCTCCGGGGTTACCGGGATTGCCCGGGTTACCTGTCCCTCCTTGTCCTGTAACATTTACTTCGCTAATTCCAACAGGAACGGAAAAAGTACCGGGAGAATTAAAAGTTTCTGATCCCGCTGGGACGCCGCCTGCTCCGAATAATCCTAGTTTTGTAGTTCCGATAGGCATTTGAAACTCCTATAGATCAAGTCTACTAGATGGATAACCCAAATCAGGTCTAACATCTAGTTTATTAGATAAATTTGAACCGTTTTTATCCACGTAATGTAACATTATCTGCATAGCAGAAGCACCAACAGGTAATACGTGTCTCCAGTGTGATGCTTCACAACCTTGATATAAGACTGCATCCCCCGGATTTAACATAAATTTCATTGGGTCTTTGTCTTTGTATTGCACCCAAAAAGGCCAAACTTCTCCAACATAAGCTATGCTAATTGTTAGACTTATCTCGCAAGAATCTCGGTCTTTATGCGGAGGTAAATCCTCGTTTTCTTGGTAGATGCGAGCGTATGTATATGTAGGCTCAAGTTGTAAGTCTAATATTTCTTCTACTCTATTTTTTGCACCTGCCAATAAAACTTCAGCTAGTGGGTCAGCATAATAAGCCCATTTACTCCATATATCTTTACTGCTACTTGTCCATTCACCGCGCCGTACCTTATTAGTAAAGTATGCAGCAAAGGTGTTAGTCGTCTGTTCGTCTAAAAAAGAATCTAGCTTTATACATCCATTCTCTTTAAAAATTTCATTCATAGTAAAACCAGCCAGTAACTATATATTTTGGTTCATCACTTAGTACAAGGTTACCCCTATGAGCGTGAGTAAAAGCAGCGGGCCATATTAAAAGCGTATTTTCAACGGCTGGTATACGCTCTTGTTGGTATAAAAATTCAGTTTCTCCCCCGCCATTTTCAGGTAAAGTGTTTAAATACAATGAATAAACTAATACTCGATTAGCTTGGTCACCATCATTTTGTTCGGCATGCCACAAATGGTATCCACCACCCTTAGTGGTTTTTTGTATTTTCATGCAGTTGCCGTTTATTCTGCTATTTTTTAATACAGAAAATTGTTCAGTGTACGCCTCAAATCCTTTTTGTAAGGTTTGAAAAAATATTTCTCTTGAGCAATGGCCTTCAAAGTTAGCTAACTCAAGCATTCCAGCGTTAAAACTTATAGCAAGATCATCTTTTTCGTGTTTAGCAGCATACATTCTTCCTTTTTGCTGCCTGTTATATCCGGCCCCCTCTGCAACACGATTTTCAAACTCCGCTATTAAATGTTTGCAGTATCTTTCTGGACAGGCATTTCGGTAAATGCCTATGAAGTTATTATATGTATCTGTCATCTAAACATTGGCCCTGTTACCCAAGCTACTAAAGACTGCCTATTTCCTTTAGTTACTGGCGTAACTCTATGTAAAGTATAGGATGGAAATACTGCTATAAGACCTCTTTGCTTTTCAATGGTTACTGGATTTTCTCCATTTAAAATTTGTAAATTGCCACCTTCATATTCGTGGGGGTCTGATAACTGAACTACAATAGATAACTTTCTACTAACAAAATCGCTACCAAAATCTTGATGCCATCCATAAGTACCTTGTTCGTCTTCAGAGTAAGTAGTTAATTGAAGAGCTTCTCCAAAACCAATTAAGTCAAAACGATAAAACTTATTTATTTGAGACGCTACATAAGCTAACTTTTCAAAAACAAAATTAGTTTCTTCGTTTTTGTTTATCCAAGAAATATTACAACGGCGCAATTTAGTGTTTTGTACTCCATCCCCCACTAAAGGTTTTTCCGTAGCAGCCCTAGCTCTACCCTGTAAATAATTTAACTCTTCTATAGAAAAAGCGTCTTTCCACCAATAAAAAGGAGGTAACTCACTAGAAAAAGGCGTTATCGTATGCTGCACTATTTTTCCTTATGACTAACAATAAAATGTATACATCTTGTTGGGCTACTGTTTTTGTTAAAGCTCAAAGAATGTTTAAGCCAAGAATTATTAAACAAAACAGTTCCTGGTATCACATCTTTAAAATGTATAGACTCTGTAGCGTTAGTCACAGTTTCAGTAATCTCATAATGTAGGCTTACAAACTCCTTCCCATACCTAGAATCAAGATAAATAGGGTATGAGCCTTCTTCTGGCGTTTCTAAAAAAATCCACCCGCACACTTGGCTATTTTTATGTATATGCGGTTCAGTAAACCCCGAACTTTTTATTTCTTGCGCCCACAAATCTGAAACGTATAGCTCATACTTAGAAGTATCATAACCTTGAGAATACAGTATGTTACCTGCTTCCCTTACTAAGTAGGTTTTTAACTCGTTTAAATCTGGCGCTAAAACAAGTGAAGCCGACTGTTTCACTACACAATCGACTTCAAGTGCTTGTAATTGCTGCAAGCAGAACTCTTTTACTTTGCTAGCTAACTCTGGTCTTTCTTCGCGATACACTATCGTCGGAAAATAAGCAAAGCCTTGCATTAGCTATTTACATAAGTATTTAAAGTATCTGCCATAGCAGTTATGTCAGCAGCACTAACAGCCCTAGATTCTACAGGCTGACTAAGACTGTTTTGCGTTAAAATTTCTTTAGCTATTCGCACTAATTCTAGTTTTGCTCTTTTAGCATCTGCCGCAGCGTTAGCCGCAGCTCTATCTGTTTCCAAGGCAACTAGATTAGCATTCCTAGTAGCTTCAAGGGTTTGTTGCTCTTCAAGGGTCATGTCTAAATCTCCTATAACAAATAACTAACTTATGTAGTTAAATTTTTCTGTGAAATGTTACCGTACCAAGTTGTCCCGCCATCAGGCGAAAAGAAAACCCATACGTCAATTGCATTTGCAGTGGTAGTTCTTGCTAAAGACGCTGCTCCACCGGGCCACTTAAAAGTACCTCCTGCCCAAGATACTGTTCTGCTGGGTGTAGCATCGTTCGCTAAAATTAACGTAAAGGATGTAGCACGATTTGAATTACTGTTAGAACCCGCTAAAGTAAACGTACAGTTCCCTGTCAACGTAGCGGTAAACACTTGTCCGTTAGTAGCTGTTATAGTCTGAGCAGTTCCGGTGTTGCCTATAGCAGACACTTTGTCGGAGAAAATACCCGTCATAAAACTGGCGGTAACGTCCATCTCACCCGTTCCTTTAGGCGTGATGTCTATGCCGACATTGGTATCGTCACCTGTGGCCGATAGTGCTGGGTTGTTCCCAGTGGCTGCGTTAGCCAAAGTCACTTCGTTTACAGCAGAACTTGTTGCTGTAACTTTAATCAACTCCGCGCCGTTTGTATCGGCAATTGCAGTTCCGATTTTGGGGCTGGTAAGCGTTTTGTTGGTAAGTGTTTGTGTGTCTGACGTTCCTACCACATCGCCGGTTGGTGTAGCTTTACCACTGTCTTTAATTAGCTTGCCTGTAGTGCCATCAAACGCAGTGAAATTGTTGTTAGTTGAACTGCCGGGGCCAATCACATCACCATCAGTTACGCTCTCTATCAAAGCTAAGGCGTCAACAACTGCTGCCCCTGCACCCGCACCATCTAGGTAAACAACTTTGGTCTTACCAGAAGCAATAGTGACGTTAGCGCCGGAGCCTTGCGAAATGTCTATGGACTGACTGCCTGTAGTAGCGTTTTCGATCCACATGACACGAGAGACGGTGTTTGGCCCAATAGTCAGCGTTCTAGTCGCCGTGAGGGTCGCACTAGATGTAACCTTGAAATACAACGCACGGGCCGGATCAGTCGCACCGTCTGCTACCGTAGTGGTCGCATCAGCGTCAGTAGCAAATCCGTCTTGCGTGTTGTAACCAAGAGCTTCACCGATCAGTTCAAGGTTAGTGTTTGTACTCGTACCCCAAGTGCCGTCTTCGTCACCCGTGGTAATTTCTTTGAGTCTTAAATTGTTTACATAAGTAGCCATTTGTTAGCTCCTATAATGACGCATCGCCGGTTGCCGGAGGCACCGAGGTCGCATAAATCTTCGTATTTTGCCGAAGGTTCAAAGGCTCACCGCAATCTGAACAAGTGTCTGCCGCAAGCTCCGACTCGTCAAGATCAAACCCGCAATTTGCACAAAGAATTTCTACTTCATGGCGAGGATCAATCCCGCTCTCTAAATTTTTAGCTTCATTTACAGTTCTCACGCTGCTATCTCCGTCCAATTTGCATTCTGATCTGGGACTATTTCGCCCCATACTAGCACATTTCCTACCTGTCCGGTGGCCTGTACTCCTATCGGGTAGACGTTTCCTTTCGCTACTACAGACTCAGAACCTAACGCTGTGGTGCCCTGAACGCCTGTTACAAGGACTCTCTGCTGTAGGTATACCGTAGCATTGCCGAGAGCAGTGGTTCCGGCTACGCCCGTAACATTGACCGTAGCGTCGGCATTTACTACCGGAGTGCCAAGGGCTGTGGTGCCCTGAACCCCTGTAACTGCAACATCTACCGTGGTTACTGGCCCTGCTGTACCTAGAGCGGTTGTACCCTGTACGCCTGTTACCGCAACAATAGCGTCAGCTTCGACACCCACTGTGCCTAGTTCGCCAGTTGCCGCGTTACCTAACGCATCAACAGCTCCGTCCCCGTTAGCTACAACATTACCTAGCGTAGTAGTGCCAGCTACGCCTGTCGGGAATACTCCAGCACCTTCTTGAACGGTTACTGAGCCAACCGCACCAGTGGCAACAAGCCCAAGGGATTCACCCCATGCACCTTGACCCCAAGTGCCTCTACCCCAACCACCAAGGTTGACGGTTACATTCCATACCGTGTATCCAGTTACACCAGTAGCTGATACACCTGTAACGCCAACTGACGCATCTGCTTGAGCGGCTGCTGTGCCTAGTCCTCCTGTCCCAGATACTCCAGTTACAGCTACGGTTGCAGCCCCAGAGACAGAAACGCTACCCACTTGACCGGTAGCAGCGTCAATACCGGGAGAATTACTTCCCCACTCGCCACTACCCCAAGTGCTATACCCCCAACCACCGAGTATTACGGTAACGTCAGTCATCTAACACCTTTTACGCAATACGAATTATCGCGTTACTAGCGTCCGCAGTTGGGAACACAATAGTAAAATCACCTGCGGTAGACGTTTTATCTGCACCAAAATCAAGCACAGCCACGGCCTTATTAGACTGAGTGCTGTTGTAAATCAACGCGCCACGAGCAGTAATTGTCGCAGTAGACCAAGTAGTATCGTTAAAGTCAGTGAACGCTGTAGTGCCAGAGCTGGTAGGTGCTACCGCTGTTAGCGAGTTTCCGCCCGCAGTGTAGCCTGTGCCAGACACTTCGTTAGTCACGCTGTACGCTGTAGTCGTAGCATCCAGAGTTGCAGAGCTGGTGTACAAGGCAATGTACATGCTGTCCGCAGTGGTGCCACCACGAGCAACAGTTGTTCCAAAGGCATGTATACCGTTAAGAAGCTCCACCTTGAAGCTCGTACACATTGCTTGAGTAATAGCCATAATGGGCCTCTCCTATAGTTTACGGATAATGTTAGCCAACTCAGCGTGGCCTTGCTTTTGGAGTTCTGCACAAATAGTGGTTCTATCTGATTTGATAGCTTCTTTCATGTAGAACACTAAAACCTGTCTAATTTGTTCTTTGAATACCAGAGCCTGCGCTTTGACCTGCTCATCCGCGTCTTTACTGACGTGCAGCAGCTTCTCCAAAGCGCGATCTGCCAGCTCCTCTGGCGTCCAGCCACGATTACTGGTGGTATGAACGTCTACCTTAAAACCGTTATCAAAAGTTGTCTGAACACCTTCAATCAAACTTCTGCTCCCCTAGTAGTCTGCCCATCACGATATGCGTCTTTTCTCATCTTGCCGTCGCCAAGGTTAACCAACAGTGTCACAGCTTGCACGTACAGTTTTTCGTACAACGCTACCATATCAGGCTCGCCTTTCTGAAAGCGTATCGCTTCAACCAAAGCGCCGTTCAACAACGCAGAATCGAACTCATTGCCAAGCCATGTAGTGCCCGCTGTAACGATAGATTCTGGGTAATAACCATAGTGCAGTTCTACATCGTAGTTGCTATCCGGTGTAGGCCCTAAAATAAGTGCTCTGTCATCGAACCAAGCATAGTGCTTTGGAGTTCCAGTAGTTGAAGCGTTTGGATACGCTTCACGAATAAAATTTACATCTTTATCAAGCAGATACGTGTAATCTCCACTTCCATCAATAACAGCTAACGAGTAGACATAAAGTAAATCTGTTGGATATACCAGATATTTATTACCAGAAGTTGTGTTTCCTGTTTGATTTTTACGGAGCGCAGGCAACTGAACAGAGTTGTATATTTTTTGCTCTGCTTGCTCTGTAAACATAGCAAGTTGATCTGCGGTAAATGTCTGTTCGCAGATGTCTTCTATGTTAGTTGTAAGCTCAGTGTAATTCACTACGCCATCGGCCCTCGTGACATTGTGCCTTTAGTAGCTGCACCTGCACCGCGCATTTTGATGCCACTAGTTTTGACATCAATAGGTTGGTTGCAGCACTCAGACTTGTAAACTGTAGGCTGGTTAGGAAACTCTATAACCGTTGGTGCCTTCTTGCTTTCTCGTTTCATCTCGTAGCTCCTAACTAGTTGTTACTGTTACCGTACCGACTTGCCCTGTTGCTTCTAAATTATCAGGAGTTAGTCCGTCGTTATTGTTAAATCCTACGGGGTTCCAGCCCCACTGTATGTCCCTACTGACCTCTAACTCGGCACTATCTGGTCTTGGGTCACGTATAGCTTGTGGGTCATCTACTGGAAACTCACCGAGTTTGTTCTGAGGTTGATCTGGATTCCAACACTCAGGACACGCTTTTAAATTCGTTTTATTACCCTTACGGATAAGTTCTCTTAACTCTCTGAGCTTGTACTGGAACCCGCAAATATCGCAGATTGCTAGGGCTTTCTGCCCAGACGCGTACTTATGGCTCATTATCTAACCCCGTATATACGCGGTACAAGGCTCAGTGTAGCCTTCTCCCTGTCCTCCTGCGCCGCCAGATCAAACTGTTCGTCATATGCCGCTTTTAGCATAGGTAGACGCTGCGCCAAATCAGGTTCTTTCATGGCTATGTAATAAGCCAACCCTGCTACTAAACAAGGCAAAAATCGGAAGTTCACATCCGCAGTGTTAACTCCTGTACCCGCATCTTCAATACGGCGCATACGCCAGTATTTTAAAATATAGGTAGTAGACGCATCCGGCACAGGCCATACAGTGACTGTAGGATTAGCTTGTCCACGATCTATGTATAGCTGTATCGGACGTCCTTGCGACAGTTTGTTAGGAATACTAGCGTAAGTAGACACACTTATTCGTGTAATGTTGAGGTCGGATTGGGTAGTGATGTTCCCATCGCCCGTACGTACAACATGTTCAAGCAAATCAACAGTATCGGCTGGAAGAGCATAAGAAGCTGTCCCCGATACTAAGTTCACTGTGCCTTCCTCAATCGTCCACATATTGATGCCACGGTTCTGCCACTCAATAGTCAGCAGATTCATGGAACGTCTGGCGGTACGTAGGTCGTAGCCTGTCCGCATTTCGCGTCCGGCACGCTCAAAGGCTTCTTCCGCAATCTCGGTGAAGTCCATATTAAATGTAGCTGTGCCTGACGTAGCCATTATTTACCCCAGCTTTCCCGCGCTTTTTTCTGCGCGGTCTTAGATAAATCTTTATAGTGGTAAAGTTTCTTAGAACTCTTAGACATAGTTTTACCGGTCATAAGAGTCCCATCATCGTGTTTGTGCATACCACCTCTATGCACCTTTCCATCTTTGTAATAGTGGTTTACACCTTTAGCCATTACTTTTTCTTCTTTGCCACTTTCTTTTTGCGCTGTAAAGACTCTACTCTTTTGGGTTTACCAGCAGGTTGCCCTAGTCTTTTTTTCTGCGCGATTCTTTTCTTTTTCTCTGATGCGGTCATCTCACCAGAGGTTTTAGGGGTCTTACTGGAAACTCGTTTGGTGGGTCTACAGTAAGGCGTACCCCTCTTTTCACCTTCTTTGCGTCCGCAGGCTTTCCCCGTACGAACGTCTTTCCAATCTTCCTTAAACCACCGCTTTAGCGCGGCTCCTTTTTCAGTTTTTCTTACGGCCACTGGACTTATTACCCCAGTTCTTGGCACCGACTTTACGGCACTTAGCTATGGCACCTGAAGCGTATGCAGAGGGGAACACCTTGTATCGAGCCTTCACCTTACGGTAACACTCGTCTTTAACTGATCCACCTTTCTTTAAGGCTACGGGCCGCATTTTGCCCATACCTCTGCATTCCATCATCGGAGGTTTATCCTTCCCTGACCACGCTGGGCGATACCATTACCACGGCACATGCCGCCTTTGTTCATCTTCTTAACTTTACCGCCGTAGTTCATACCTTC